TTATTTCTTTAGAAAAACCCATATTAAAGCAGTATGGTATCAAATCTGAAATGTTGGTGGCTCAACCCGTTTACAGATTGGACAATAGAAAACTCTTTAACGATAATACTGAGGAGTTTTATTTAAGAGCTTGTGATCCTAGTTTGCTTACCGATGCTGAAACTCTTGTAAGTAAATCATGGAAATGCACCGCACCTGTAGACATCGTGCAATACGTATTAAGATCGTGCGCCGGTGTGCAAAATCTTGTTGCAAGAGAAGGCGGTGGACCAGCGAGAGATTATACTGCCGAAAATATTCATCCTTTTCAGGTCGTAGCTCAACAAGCAAGTTATGCTTTGTCTGGTGGATATGATCCATCTTTTCTTCATTTCATGACTTATGAAAATAACGGAACTCATTATTTTGAATCGCTAAGATTTCTTACTAGTTTAAATCCTATCTATGATACTCCTTTTTCATATGTGCAAACGGGCGGGGCGGCAAATGCTCACGCTAATCCATATAATGCCTTGACATATTCATTTCCCTGCGACTTTGACGTTCTTTCAGACATATTAAATGGTGTAGGAACATTCAATCAATTTCTTAGTTCTCTAGTACTTCTTAATCCATTCAATAAGTCTTTTAGTCTTTTGGGATCACAAAATTATGGTTGTGGTATTGGTGAGGGCGTTATGAATTATGCCCTATCAAATATGAACTCTGCAAGACAACAAGACGCTTGTCCAGATTATGCAAGTGTTTATAGATTGAAGAGACAGGCAAGAATGGGACTGCTTGATCCAAATAAAGTTGCACTAAGACTTGTGGTGCCTTTTAATCCAGAACTTAATGCTGGTAAATTAATTCGATTTAGATTGTACAATAAAGAAGCCGCTTCTGGTGGTAATTTAATAGATAATTATGGTAGCGGTGTTTATCTCATTAAAAGTTTGGTACATACAATTAAATATGGTGGATATGCCACAACAACGTTAGATTGCATATCGCAAACAGTTGGTCAAGGAGCCGTTTAATTATGTCACATGGTCCTAGAAGTTCTGCTTCTACTAATTTTCTTTATGGTATTGTTTGCGGAGGTCATGACGCTGATCCTGATCCTTCTCAAGCGAATCTTTATCGCGTTTTCTTTCCTGGTATTCATGGTACGGGCGTAAAAATAGAAGATTTAAATTTTAGTACATCGATAAAGAGTCCAGATAAAGGCACACAGCAAACATTTCCTGGTGGTCTTGACCCTGGCACAATGGTCGTTGCTGTTAAAGATACGGGTTCTAATCAATGTCAAATTTTAGGTTTGGTTCATGATGTGAACGATCCGCAGCCAGTGCCGGGTAATATTAATCTACTTGCTCTTGGTCAAATCGCTAGAATTTTTGATCAGCAAATCAAGGTCAATATTCCACCAAATATCAGACAGTCTTCAGAAGGTGGTGCTGAGATATTCAAGATCATTGAAAAGGGTATTGCTCACTCTCACAATGTGCTGAGAGGATTGCCCACTCACGGCGCTTTGTATCCTATGTCTGGTTCTATTATTAATCAGGTAAAAAATATTGTGACAGCTATACAAGCAGACGGAAATATACCTGGTCCAAATCTTTTAGCTGCATTGCCAGGTGTTGCTATGTCACTAGGCACATTATTAAATAACATTACAGCAAGTAAAAACTATAGTAAGAGGCTAAACAATAGCATGAATCCTTCAGCGTTGACGGCTCTTACAAGTATGTCGGTGCTGATTCAGTCTATTGAGCAATCAGAATCAGCAGGATTTATGCCTGGCTCTAAAGTTGATCCAGAAGAATATACTGAAAATGCCATAGAACTCTTGTCACAAACAACCAATCTGTCAGACGTTGTAAATGTTATGGGTCGCTTACAGTATGACTCAAGTTTAACTGGTATGAGCAAATATGGTCCTACTATAATTCAACAAGAAACGCCGTTTGGTAGTTCTCGTCAGAGCTATAGATCAGACGGCAAACAAATGACGCTTACACCAGCTACAGTAGCGCAAGCAGCATCTCTTATGTCCAGTCTAATGTCTGGAGCAGGATTTCCTTCTTCTATACCCGGTGTAAACATGTTTGGACAGTCTGCTGGGACTATGTTAAATATGATGCAGAGAATACCGGGTGGTGGTCTTGGACAAGCTCTTGCGTTAGTAAATATACTAAATCAAAGCGGAATTGCAAAACAATTGATGTCTGTTGCAGATGAAGTATTTAAAGGTGGTAACCCTCTCAATAAACTAGGTGGTGGTTCGTAATGGCTAGTGATCCTACAGTAATTATAAAAGATGCTTTTCCAAATCGCGTATTCCAAGTAAACGATATCATTGCTATTGATGGCAATAATCATGTATATCAAGCAAATGGAACTTTTACAAAAACTGATATTGATGATGATCCTCTAGAAGATATTCTAGATCCTGAAACAGTCAAAGAGTTTTTTCCTGATACAAATTTTGATCTAGGAGACGTTCTATCATTTGAAGGTAGAAACTATCAATACTCTTCTAATAATTATTTTATGAGAAAAGATTCGCCTGGTGTTGGTGGTTCAACAGGCGGTGGTGGTTCTGGTGGTGGAGGTGGTGGCTTCAGTGTACCAAAAATAAATACACCGCCCACATGGGATACACCACTAGACGCTAGAAAACTGCCGGGCGCAGGCACATATCCTAATTACTGGTCACACAAGACACGTTCTGGTCATCTTTTGATGATGGATGACAGTAAAGGCGCAGAGAATATTACTATACAACATCGTGGTGGATCTATGATACAGATGGATCCTCAAGGTAGAGTTCATATCAGAACACAAAATGGTCGTTATGATGTTACTTTTGGTGAAAATCGTATTCGTGTTTCTGGTGCACAAGATATCACAGTCGAAGGTGCTGCATCGTTGAGATGTGAAAAAGATTATAATGTGACTGTCAAAGGCAAATTTAATCTAACAACATCGCAAGACTTCAATATACAAGCTAAGAATTTTAATGTGAATGCCTCTGGTAATATTCATATGCAAGGCAAGTCTATGACTGCTAAGATTAAAGAAAATATCGCTATGTTGGCACATGGAGCAATAGCTGTCTTAGCAAAAAGCGGATTTACTGCTGGATCTACTAGAGATTCGACAGTCATTGTAGGTCAGAAAGATGTGGGCATCGGCGCTAATCAAGGCAATCTAATGCTGAAATCGGGTTCAAAAATGTCTTTACTGTCTAAAACTTCTCTTGCAATGAAGGCCGAGGGTGGTAAATTGTCCGCTTCTGCATCGGGAGATGTGGCTGTGGATGCTGGTGGCAACATAGAAATGCAATCTGGTCAGGCTGATGCACCAGATGATGCAAAGAATATTGTGGTTGAAAAACCCGAAATTTCAGGAGATGTTGCTGACTTTACAAGTCAAAGTTTTGGTGGCTCTGCTGGTAATCTCATACCGAGAGGATAACTAAATAACTACATGGTAAGAGTACTTAGAACCACCGATTATTCAGACTTAGACTTAGACTTTTTAAAGCATCCTACAACTAAGGATGTTGTTAAGAAGACAAGCGACGATGCGGTTAAACGCTCAATAAGAAATCTTGTATTGACTAATTACTATGATCGTCCATTTAGATCATATATTGGAAGCAATGTGTACAAATTGCTTTTCGAAAATGCAACTTCACTGACAGCTAAATTTGTTGAAGATGCAATTATTAATGTTATTGAAAGTTTTGAACCCAGAGCGGTAGTTCAAAACGTAACTGCTAGATTAAACAACGATGATAATGGTTTTGATGTGTCTATCACATTTACCACAGAAAACAGTGTAGAACCACTAACAACTTTCATATTTTTAGAGAGAATTAGATAAAAATGGCGCCACTATCAAATACGGCTCTCAGAGTTACAGAACTAGACTTTGATAGCATTAAAAACAATCTGAAGACCTTTCTTAGAAGTCAGTCTGAATTTACAGATTATGACTTTGAAGGTTCTGGCATGTCTGTTCTTCTCGACATTCTCGCATATAATACTCACTATATGGGTTTCTATTTAAATATGCTTGGTAACGAAAGTTTCCTTGATACCGCTCAGATCAGAGAATCTATTATCTCACATGCAAAAGCATTAAATTATATACCTAATAGCAGACAGGGTGCTTTAGCAAAAGTCAATATTGTTGTCACACCAGAATCAAATGAAAATCAAAATACAAATACACTAACTTTAGACAGATATACACGTTTTATAGGCGAATCTAAAGATGGTATAAATTATACATTTGCAGCTTTAAATTCAAATACTGCTATCAAGTCAAACGGAAGTTTTTCTTTTGCTAATGTCATAATCAAACAAGGCGAAGTTCTTTCTACACAATATGAAATGACCGCAGATAACGAAAAAAGAACATTTACTATACCTTCAGCAAACGTAGATATAGAAACCCTGTCTGTTCTCGTACAAGAATCATCAACAAATACCTATACTCGCACCTATACAAAAGCGCAAGACGTTACTGAGTTAAATGCTAACTCTGAAGTATATTTTATCGAAGAAGGTTTTGATAATAATTACATCATACAATTTGGTGATGGATATATTGGTAAGAAACCTAAAAATGGCAGCATTATAACTTGTACATATCTGGACACGGCAGGTGCCATCTCAAATAATATTTCAAATTTTGCAAGAGTAGACAAGATCGGCAGTCTGTTCTCACAAAATGTTGTTGTTACCGCAACAACCGCTTCTTATGGTGCAACAGACAAAGAAACAATTGAGCAAGTTCGCTTCAGAGCGCCTTATCACTATATCACTCAAAATAGAGCCGTTACGACACAAGACTATGAAACACTAGTTACTAAAGATTTTCCTTATATTGAGTCTGTTTCTGTTTGGGGTGGCGAAGATAATGATCCTGTAGTATATGGTAAAGTTTATCTGTCTTTAAAGACAAAACAAAACTTCGCTCTAACTAATGTCGATAAAGAATATATCAAAAACGAACTTATTCGTAAGAGAAACGTTCTGACCGTAACGCCAGAAATTGTTGATCCAGACTTTGCATATGTTAGAGTTATTGCTAAAGTCAGTTATAATCCAAATCTTACTACTCTTGACGCTGTTCAGATTTCAGAACGTGTCAAAGCAGCCATCTACGATTATAATGATCTAGAATTAAATAAATTTAACTCCACATTCAGAAAATCAAAGCTGCAATATTATATCGACAATGCTGATCCTTCTATTACAGGCAGCGATGTTACACTGTTTGTGCAAAAGAGAATTACTATTGATACTGCATCAGCTAGAAAATATGATATTGGATTTAATATGCCTCTTCGTAAAGGCACTTTCCAGAACAAAATATTTTCTTTTCCTGAAGCAAATCAGTTTGATACGTCTGGTACAGAGCGAAATGTTCTTTATGAAGAAGTTCTAGATGCTCCAACAGGTATCAATAGCATCATTGTAACTAATGGCGGTAATTCATATTCTTCAAAGCCGACTATAACAATTACGGGTGATGGATATTCTGCTAATGCTAGAGCGGTTATTGTAAATGGCCGCATAGACAGCATTGAAGTTACCAATAAAGGTTTTGATTATACAAAAGCCGAAGTCAGTATTAGTGGTGGTGGAGGTGTAGGTGCTACAGCAATTGCACAACTAGAAAGCAATTTTGGTTCTATTCGCTCATTCTACTATACACCCACAGGCGAAAAAGTTGTGCTTAATTCTAATATAGGCAGAATTAATTATAGTAAAGGTACTGTAACTCTAACACCTCTTAGAATTACAGGAACAATAGAAAACGATTTTTATGATGAAAATATTCTAACGTTTTTTGCACCAATTAACACAGAAATTATTAGGCCTCTTCGA